TAGAACTTAGTATTTGTTGTTTTGATGATGGTAAAGTACCTACTATTTCCTTTTGGTTTAACTGTTACCTTATCACCCTCATCAAGTTCAACTTCTTCATACATATTTGGCTTTACATTTCTGTGCTTCGCTGGAATATGCTTCTTACCAAACATCGACTCAATAGCACCTCTGATCTGACTATGATCGGCTGAACCTGGTTTTACTTTATCGAGCATGTCTTGTAGTTTCTTGAGATGGTCCTTAGAACCCTGCATTACAGCTTCATCAAGGTTAGTTGTCTCTTCCATTGCCTTCTTTGTAGCAGTAGCATACATTACCGAACGCCATTTATCGCCATAACGTCTCTTAAGTTCATCTGAGTTCTTTTTCATACCCATAATAATATCTTCCCGCTTTTTCTCTTGAGCAGGAGTCATTTTTGCACCTTCAAAAGCTTTTCCTAAATCTTCTTTCACTTTTTGCTTAGCAAGCTCTTTCTTAGCAAGATGCTTTGCAATATTCTTTGTTTTTACAACATTGCCGAATCGATCTTTATATGTTCTTGCTTTATGCCCGCCTGTAAATGGAGGATCATCTTCTTTCTTTGATTCTTCCATTTCGTCTTCATCATCATCGTCATCGTCATCGTCGTCATCATCGTCATCATCGTCGTCATCTTCTTCATCATCGTCGTCATCTTCTTTCATATCACAATTATGGCGTTTGCCTTTTTCATATTCTTCATCACAATGAGGGCACTTCATCATTTCTTCATAAACATACGCATCTTCATCTTTTTCATAATCGGCTTTTCTTTTTGCTTTACTAGGAGACTTTTTAGTGCCATTCAAAGTTTCTTTATCATTTGATGGGTGATCAATAGCTTGCACCACATGCTTGTCTTTGAATCTTTTTTCATCGCCAGCTTTAGGCTCAGCAACTTCTTTGACAAACTGTTTAAAAGTAAGAGACATCGTTTTTCCTTATTCTTCTTCAGTATCTACATCGATTTGATTTGCCATAACATCTATCATCTCTTGATATTTCATGTCTAAAGCATGTGAAATCTTAGTATCCATAATATTCTTAAATGTGTATGCAAAATCAGCAGGGCGTGCTTCATGAGCAGCTTTAACCAAATCAGCGATATCAGCCATACTTAAATCTCCTCAATATTTGTTTAGTTTTATTTATAGTATTTGAATCTTTCTCAATTTAGAATATTGAGAAATAATCAACTGTTACATCAATTGCATCATTTAATTAAATATGTCGCATTAGCACTTAAAGGTGTTGTCGTTGTGTTTAGTGTACTTGTAATTGCGTCGTCAGGAATGTATGTCATATTAGATTATCCACCAATTAGAACCATCACTCTGGACAGTAATTGTAGTATATTGTTGATTGATTTCCACAGTCTCGCTCCCATCTATTAAGTGCAACGTGTTTGCTCCTTGAATTACTACATTATTTATACTTGAATCTATTTTTTTAATATTGTAAAGGATGCCAATATTTGTGCTTGGTGGCGGTAATGTGACGTAAACATCGGAAGAAGTTGCATTTGTTAGAATAGTGGTTTGGCTAGTAGTTAAAGTGGTATTAGACGTTACAGTTGTAATCGGTGTTGGAAGTGATGATACAGGTCTTGTTTCCCATCTACTATTGGCATCATTGTATATAAGAATATCATTGTTTGCAACATTTTCAGCATATACATCATGTAAATTATGAATACCAGGGTCATCTGGGGTTCTAGAATATAATGAACCATTACTGGCAGCATGAATAACAGTAGCAACTGGCATATGAGAAGATGGTGCGTCTGGTGGTGTAGTTGTAAAGGCACCAGCAATAGATGGATGAAGATAAAGAAGGTCTCCATCGTTCCACACTTCTCCAACAGCCGTTCCAGTTGTGTTGATCCCCCTCACTTTACCTATAATAGTAACTTTTCCATCACTACCATTTTCGATATCTTCGGTTGCAACGCCTAGATAATAGTATGGTTCAATACTATAATCATTAATCATCAAATCAACTGTAATCCGACTACTATTACCAAGAGTTCCAGTTGCTCTTATAGTCGACCCGTTTGGAATATCAGAACCAGAATTGTTTTTTACATGATAATGAAGTTCTTGTCCTAATTGAAGGATCGCCCCATTTAATCCAAGATCAAGCGTTTCTTCATCTGAGTTCCAAGCAAATTCACCTTGAGAAACTTGATATGAAGTAGTTGTATCAAATGATATATGATCAATATTATTGATAGTGTTATTAGCAACATATTTATTTTGTGCAACATTATAGCTAAGAATTGATCCTTCTACAATATCAGCAGCTTGTTTGAACTGGACATCCCGTTGATCCATAATAGAATATGAACCAGAACCTGCGCCCGATCCTCCACCACTCGTAACCCGTTGAGCAACTTGAGTAATACGAGTCGATAGATCTCTTTGAAATAAGTCTACCTTTTCTTTAAGCTCAGAGACATCTGCATCATTACCAGGATCACCTTTATCACCTTTAGGACCAACTAATCCTTGATCGCCTCTATCACCCTTTGGTCCAACTTCTCCTTGATCACCTTTATCACCTTTAGGACCAACTAATCCTTGATCGCCTCTATCACCTTTAGGACCAACTTCTCCTTGAAGACCTTGATCACCTTTATCGCCCTTTGGTCCAACTAATCCTTGATCGCCTCTATCACCTTTAGGACCAACTAATCCTTGATCACCTTTATCACCCTTTGGACCAACTTCTCCTTGAAGACCTTGAAGACCTTGATCACCTTTATCACCCTTTGGTCCAACTTCTCCTTGATCACCCTTTGGACCAACTTCTCCTTGATCACCCTTTGGTCCAACTTCTCCTTGATCACCTTTAGGACCAACTTCTCCTTGATCACCTTTATCACCCTTTTCACCATCAAATCCTATTGGGCCAATTTCGCCTCGTTCGCCTTTAGGACCAATAGGCCCTTGTTTACCTTGAGGGCCTACTCGTTCTTCAAGTTGTTCTGAAAGATCGTCTAAAAGAGTTTTTGCGAGTTGTTTTTGCTCATTATCAACAATAGCTTTTGTAAGTACTACTAATTTTGCGTAAAGTAACTCTTCATTATGATTGCTCATTGTCAAATGTTCTTTCAAGATATTTCGTTGCAGAAAGAATTAAATTCTTTTCTTCTTCACTTACTGTATTTGCTTTAGGTTTTTCTGGTTCATCTTCTGGTTCATCTTCTGGTTCATCTTCTGGTTCATCTTTACTATCTCTATCAATACCAAGTTTGGCATCTTGTTTTTCTTCATAATCATCATCAGAATCTTCATCTTCAATTTGTTTAGCAATCTCATCAATTTCTTCTTGAGATTGCCTTAGAATATTACGCTTGACCCAATCTTCAGAATAATATTTGCCAACATATGAATCAATATTATTTAAAGCTTCAATACGGTTTTGAAGAACTTCAATTGTTTTGAGTTCTTCAAAGTGATTATCTTCATTAAAATCATATTTTATTTTTGATTGAATTTCTAACCAATCTTCTGGAGAAATAACACCTTTAAGAATAAGTTGTTTTTCTAAAATTTTATCAAAAAGAATAGAAAATCTATTACGAAGTCTTTTTATAAAACGCGCAAATTTGATTTCATCTCTTGAAATTTCTGAAGCTCTTCCAAGTTGAAATCCGGATTCAGATTCAAGTCTTGTTAATGGAACATTTAATGAATTATAAAGTTTCTTTTTGAAGTATTCAACTTCTTCCATTTCACCTAGATTTTGACCACCAGGAAGAGTTGTAATTTCTGTTCCTCGCCCACCTTCTCTTCTTGGCAACCAGAAATCTTCAAGAGTCGTCATAAACTTACGATCATCTTTCATAGCTCCAGTTGTAGAATCATAAACAAGACGATTTTTATGCTTTACCATCATATCACGAAGATATTGTTCTGCCTTCATTTTAGGAAGATTACCAACATCAATATAGAAGATTCTACGTTCAGGCGCGCGCGAAACTCGATAAATAACTGCCGAATCTTCAAGATAAGAGAGTTGATTAAGTGGTTTTATTGCTTTATGAAGATTAGAAAGAACTAGAGTATTATTTTCATTAAGAATACCAGAAGTAAAATGAATAATACTATCCTTAGCAATTTTTAAACCTCTTGCTCCCTGAGCATATGTTCCACTTGCCGTTTTATTATTTAAATCAAATCCAACGTCATTATACATATAATATTCATTCTTTATTTCTTGAACAATTGCTTCGCCTTCTCGTTTTTTTACAACTTCTTTGATTTTTCGAATTTTTCTTGGATCAATATAACGAAGTTCTTTTATACCATCACGTGGGTTTGACTCATCAATAATTACATGAAAGTATGATCTTCCATCGATATACCATCTTTGAAAAATATCATATCCAATATTAGAAAAGTTAAGAATTTTTAAAACGTTTTGAAACTCATCTGAAATACGATTTTTAATTGACTTAGGAAGTTCTAAGTCTTCAGTAATCAAATTGACTATTTCTTTATTATAATCTACAACAATAGCTTCATTTACAATATCATCAACTGCTCTGAGTACATCTGGATGTTGAGCCATTGTTCGATATTTTGTGACAAGCTCTGCTTCATTACTCGCTGAACCTTCAAGATCAATAAATGTTCCGGTAAAGTTACCTGATGCTTGTACAACAATAGAACCTTCATCATCAATTGGTGGAGCAAATGATATTAAATTGTCATCTTCTTCTTTTCTTTTTATTGAAAACCCAAATAATTGCAATGGCTATACTCCTAATAATTGTAAAAAAATCAAAATAAGCTAATTTTTAAGGAGTTGAGTTACCGGTAACTCCACCAGTGACTTCCCAATAGTCAAAGGAGAAAGTTACATCGAATGTTTCAATTGTATCAGTAGTATTCCAATCAACGGTAATTGCTGCAACATTATTTGGAAACATTCCACGGAATGTATATTCGCGAAGTGGTACGCCCGTCTTAGAGAATTGAGTAATTTGAGCATCAGTTTTATAAAATAATGGAGAAGCAGAAGCAAACTCGCGAACATTTGTTTCATGAGTATTGATTGAATGCATCCATTGTTCCATAGCATTTCGAATTAGAAAGTCTTCATCATTGATAACTGTGACTGTCCAATCTTCAAATGTTCTATCACCAGCAACTTTAAGTTTACGCCCAAAGTATGGAACATCAAAAGCCGCAACAGTTGATGCTGGTAACGCTGCTGCTTGAACCATAAATGGAACTTTCAAATCAGCAGCACCATTAACTGGGTTTGTAATCTGAACTTGGAAGAGCGCAGGACGAGCTCCGCCAAATTGCAATTGAGATCTAATCTCAGAAATATTGAAAGCCATAAAAGGTCTCTCCCTTAGTAATATTTAATCTTATTTATTCTTAAAAATTGCCAACGATTTCTTCAAATTCAACGCCAGTTCTTACTGCAACAAAATTAAGTTGAACAAAATTGATTGATTTTGCAGGCTTAATATAAATATCACCAATAAATTCATTGCGATCAATAACTTCAGCCGTGTTATTGGATTCATCGCAAACAACTCTGAAATCATAAATGCCACGTCGGCCGAGAATATCACGAAGATATGGCTCAACCATATTTTTAAACTTTGCTCTAGTTGCATTATCATTGAATTCAAAGAGAGTATATTTTGCTGCTGTTGAAATAGCTTTTTCAAGAACAATAAACAAACGACGAACATTTATTCTATCAAATGCGCTTGGCCGATTAAGAAGAGTTTTATCTCCAAAAAGAAGATGGCCTTGACCGTTTTGAGTAATCACTGGATTGATACCGGCTTTGTAAAGAATATCTCTTTCACCTTTTTTAGGATTAAACGCAAGTTTTACAGTGTTCTTAATAATCCCCCGATTGTAACCAGCTGGGCTCCACCAAGGATCTCTTACATTATCTGTTCGAACGCAAAGACCGGCAATATCACCATTAAGTGGTACCCAACGATATTTGTCGCTATATTTATCATATTGATATTTATAACCAGAATCCATTACTGCATAAGACGATTGAGTAAGATTAGTTTCAAAGGCAGTAACCTGATCTAATTCAGCACCATAAGCTTGTTCAACAACATCACCTCTTTCTGGAGACACAAAGACTACACAGTCTTTACGAATTTCTGCTATATTATCGATAATATAGTTAGCAACTGTAGATGTTGCTTTACCAGCTAAAAA